TTCATTTAATCCAATAATATCAGCACCAAAATCATCAAATAGATTACTATCTTCTTTAATTGGATTCGCTTTTATAGTAAAACCACCCCTATAAGGTACAACAACAAAAGAATTATAAAACTCTCCAGTATCTTTTAACGTAATTCTATCAAAAGGTTGGTTTTTATCCTTCTTTTTTTCTACTGTAAATGCAGAATATTCTCCTAAACTATCTCCTAAACTATCTTCTCCTAATTCAAATAATTGAGATGTCTTTTCTCCTTGTGTATTTAATCGAATTACTAATTCCTTAACCTCTTTTTCACTTGCTATCTTAAAAGCAACATCATTTAATTCTAAATCAGCAACGCTTTGCAATTTGTCTATCAATGAATTAAAGAATTTAGCCATAATACAAATTTAACAAAAAAGGGAGGGTTTTAAACCTCCCTTTAATATTAATCTTGACTTTTTTTGCTTTTCGGCTTCTTAATCCTTGTATTAGGTTTAAGTTGCTTCCATGCTTCATCTAAATCTATTGTTAACTTTCCTTTATACAGTTTCTTAAACTCATCCTTTGTCATTCCTTCAAAAGAATTTTTATTAAATTCTGTATTACCGATTTTAATGATCTGTTTTAAGTTTAAATCTTCCATAATTCTAAGGTATTGTAACAGTAAATTTAGCTAAATCAAAGTTTTTTGTTAATGGTCCAACTGCTGGATTAGTAACTATTAATTCATCAGCAGCATTTTGAGTAGCTGAAAAGACAAATGTATAAAGCCCTTCCGTTACAGTTGATTCAGTTACAGAAGCAATTGTAACACTAGAACTAGTGGTATTGTTAAATACCTCAAAGTCTGCTAATCCTAATCCTTCTGCTGGAATTGGAGAAGTAACACCACCAAAAGGAGTGTTTAACTGAACATCAAAACCAGTAGTAGAAACATTTGCAGGAGTTCCAGCATTTACATCTACTAAACCACCAGCACTAATTAAATTAGCGGTAATTTCTCCAGCCTCAATCATTCTTAAATCTGCATCATTCTCTAATTGAGAAATAATAAAAGAAATAGAATCTTTTTGTTTTGCCGTATCAGTTCCTTTAATTAAAGAAGCACTAAAGCTCTCATCTTGTAACAAGATAGGATCTAAAAATCCTTCTCTATTTTGTTTACCGATTAAGTTTCCAGCCTTATCAATAAAGAAAACTCCAATTGTTAAACATCTCCACTTTTGCAAGTTTCCTAACAATACTGGATCACCTTTTACGATTAAACCCGTAAAGGTTCTTGCCCCTTCTTGGATAAATACACTTGATGTATCTTCAAAAGTTTCTGTAATATCTTCTGCTCTTTCATCTGTAATATTTTTCAGTTCTGGAGTTGAATACCATCTAGTTTTTCCATTTACATCTTTAATTCTTGCATCTAAGTAAGTTTGATCTAATTTACCAGCCGTTAAAGAAGCCAATTCAACACCGTTGATAGTTCCATCTGGTTTATAGTACTCTACTAAGATTGCTTTTTTTGTTACGTCAAAAACTGGAAAGCAACTTGGTCTACCCAAATTACCTCCACCAGTTCCACAAGCACATAATACTGCCATTTTTTTTAATTTTTAAGTTTAACAAGGGCAACATACCCCCGATTTTAATATCGGTAAATCAATTCTAAGTTCAACCCCGCTTAATTTGTCATTAAATATCCTTTCAGTATGCCCACCTTTTGCGGATACAAAAACTCCAAACTTTGCATGGTTAATTGCTCTATAAGAATCAATATCACCTATCATAATACTTTCGTTTAAGTGTGCGATAAACTTGTATAACAAATTTCGCATCGGCTTAATAGAAAATTCATAATGTTCGTTAGTATTCCAGTTATTTTCATCTGTTTCAGATAAGAAATAAAGCCTTAATTGGCTATTTCTATCTATTCTAGCATCATAAACATTGTTAAAATCATCTTCTAATATCTCCAATAAAAAAGCCATTGGAAACTTATCAGAACTTAATTCTTTTCGTGCTAGTTCTTCTTTGGTTGCTATTACCGTTCCATGATAGTATTTAAGGCTATCTAAGGTTATTTCTGTAACCGTTGGAACTATATTACCCTTTATAGTGAATTTTTCGTTAAAAATAAAGTCTTTACCTATTTCATTTAGTACTTTATAATTAACTCCAGAAATTTTAAATTCATAACATGGAAACAAATAACCAGTATTGCAAGTTTCAATAGTATAGGTATTATCTCCATTATCTACAATAGACTTAAATTTTACCACAATATCTAATTGAGATATTAATTCTTCTACTATTTCTACCGTTTCTTTAATCATGTTACAAAGATAATTATTTTTTACTTTACATCTTTTTTATTAGTATCCCTTCTAATTTGTAATATTTCTTTTGCAATAAATTTATTTTCATTTTGCAAGTTTAAAATATCCATAGAATTACGTTCTGTTTTTACCATAAGTTTATCCATAGATGTATTCATACTTAAAGCAATTTCTCCCATTTCTTTAAACATTCTTTTTTGTGCTGATTCGTTTTGCTCCTTTAAACTTTCTAATTTAACAGTATCCGTAGCCCTATGTTCTTTTTGGTCATTCATTTGATCTATAATTTTATCTTGACTTACACTAAGTTTAGTAAACCAATGTTTTAAAAAAAATCCAACTATTGCAAAAACACCACCCGCAAAACTTGTTATAATTATACTAACCTCTATATTCATCAAATAAATCTTTACAGTTAAAATTAAACAAATTGTATTTTATATCTTTTATAAGATTATATCTTACATTAAAATAATTAACATCTATATTAGTATTTTTTATAATGTCATCACTTTTTATTACAGTTTTACATTTTATAGGAGTACTACTTGACCGCTTAAAGCATATTGTTTCCCCATTATAACTAAATCTTACGCTACATCTAGGACTAAACGAAATAGCAGCACCCAAAAGAGTTAAAAACTTATTAGGCTTACTATAAATTGCTTGAACTCTTTTAGGATTGTAAAATTCCGACTTTTGTTTTTCCCATTTGTACCTATTTCTAAATATTACAAAATACATAATTATAGATAAAGTAATTAAAGTAGAATTAGCAAAAAAATTAATATCTGTTTTATTTAGAATAAACATATTCAAATTATTTAGATAATCATACCCTAACAAGTTCAATAATCCAAAGCCAATAAACAAATTAAGCATATTTTTTGCACTATTTTTAAATACATAAACAGCCAAAGAAATCATAATAGTAGAATCAATAACCCAATAAAGGCTATTACTATCAAAATATTCTGGCAAATATCTAAGCAATAAAAATAATATAAAAAATACTCTTAACATTATCCGTTATTTGGTCGATCATTTGGTCGTCCGCTTGTCCATCCATCCTTATCATCAGATTCACGATCACTACTAGAATTATTACTTTCTAATTCTTCTAATAATACTTTTATTTTTCCTAAAATTTCTTTTTGTTCTTCGTTCATAGTTTTTATAATTAACTTATTTATAATTAAAATATTTTTTACCTCCAATCCTTACCGCCAAACAATATAAAGCTGACCAAATAAAGCCCAATAAATATGATAAAGGGTAAACATACCAGTACTTTTTAGCAAATAAATTTACATCTTTAATCATGTAGTACAAAAATAAAAAATCTGCAATAAATCTATCTATTTCTTGACCACCTTTTTCATAAAGTTTATCATGTTTATTACAACTAGCCTTAAATATAAAATTAGGGGCTTTTATTTTTGTATCTTTACCACCGCACCCATTCATAATTAAATTCTATTATCTTGTATTGCATCAACTTCTGCAACAGTTGTAGCATTTCTAATTTGGTCTTTTAAAACAGTACCGCTATCTATACGCCCTTTTACCGTTGCTAATGCTGAATAATACATATTTGCAATTGTAGTAGCATCTATCGCTTCAAAACTATCTAAATCATCTATTGTATTAAATACAATAGGATAAGGTAAAACGGGATCATCTTTTGTAGAATACAATGCTAGTATATTGGTTTGTGCTTTTTCACTTAATGAAAAAGTATGTCCAGAATAAGTATATCCAGCTTTTATTAACTCATCAGTATTATTGTTTATTTCTTGCAATTTTTGACCTTTGTAAGAATCCAACCAATCAGATTCAGTAATAGCATTATAATAATTTATAATTGCTGTTTCTTCTGTTTGGTTTGGTTCAGTTTCAAATTCTAAACAAAGACAATCAAACCCTATTACAATATTTTTAAAATCATAATTTGAAATCAAATATTCTTTGAAGTATTTTAAATTTGCTGAACTGTTTAAAGTTTGTATCTGTATCATTATCCTAAAAATTCAATTGTTAAAACACATTCTTGAGCAGTTGTGAAAGCGGTTTGGTTAGTATCACCTTGGCTTATGGCATAAAGCCCTATGGTATCGCCAGCAGAAAACTGAAACTGAGGTATAAAAGGAGGTAAAGACGCACTTGCCTCATCATTGCTAAAATTACGAACATAACCAGCCGTAAAAGTTCCTAAAACATCTATTAAATTTCTTTTAACTACAAAACCAGTATTTTGTCTATTATTACTAAATAATTCCGTAAAGCATTTATAGCTAATTTTGTACCATCCAGCGGTTGGTATTGTTACATTTCCAGCGGCAATATTATATCCAAAAGTATTTGGACCTAAAATATTAGTTAGAGTTATTTGGATATTTGTTCCAGTTCCATTTAATAAAGTACCTACATTTTGTGATAAGGAAGATATAAAACTAGCAGAATTTATAGCTGGAACAGATGATATAACCACATTTCCAGAACCTTCTAAAGTTTGTCCGTTTACCGTTTTTATAGGTCTTTTAGTTTGAATTGTTGACGTTGTTTCATCATTTGTATTTGTTCCACTTTGATTGCTTAAATTAGTCTTTTCAGCATCAGTAAAAGCGTTTGTATCTGGATTGTTTTCATATTTGCTTTTTATACTTGCATCTGTTTCATCTCCTGTATTTGTTCCAGATTGGTTTGCAACCGTACTTATTTCAGTAGGTGTAATAGTTCTTGTATCTCCTTGCAATACAGTACCACTACCAGTTCCAAAATCTTTATTAAATGCACTATTTTTAGTAAAAGCATCTTCTTTTCCAATTTGCAAAGAAGTTATATCACTTGCATTAGTATTTATTTGATCTAAATCAGAAGTTGTTGCAAATTTTTTAGTACCCTCTGGAATATCATCAGTATTTTCAAAACTAGCTTGTTTAAAAGTGCCATTAACATAAATAACGGCTTGTTGTAAGGTTGTATTTACTATTAATGTCCTAGCTTCTGGCGTTGTTATTGCTGCAATTTCAGCACTTGTTAAGCCTTGTATTATGTCTTGTATCTCCATTTATATTACTAATCTAAATAAACCGTCTGCAATATTGCCATTTCTACTAACCTCAATAGTATTTATTCCAGTTCTTTCTACTCTAAATCCAATAGTCCTACCATCTGACAACCTAAATACTTCTGGTTTTATGTCTAAAGTTCCTAAATTATGAGTAACTGTAAAGGTAGTACGACCACCAGCAAAAACCCTAGAAACTGAACTTTCTGCACTATCTAAATCTACATTAAAAGTCAAAGAAGGTACAATATCACTTAAAAACGCTAATGTACCACTTCCATCTTGAATAGTTACATTATTATTTGCAGTTGGTGTAGTATATTTTAAAACCGTTTCAAAAGCCTCTCCAGTATTAAAGGCTAATTGATTGCAATACGCTGTATTATTGGTTTTCATTATCATGTCGATACCACCCAAAAACACCGAGTTTATAACCCCACTATTTATAGTACCGTCTTGTGATGCTGATGTTACTGGATAACTAGGAAATGTTTGTGTTGCTACATTACCAGAATCATTATTTACTACTGAAATATCTCCTATTTTGGTAAAATCTCCTTTAAATAAACTTAAACTATTACCAGCTGGTCCTATTGTAACATTGCCAACAGCAGCAGATACAAAAAATGTACCTCCATTTAATTGAATACCATCAGCATCAATACTTATTTGACCATTAACACCTAAATTTCTTAAATTAATAGCAGCATTGCCATTCTCGGCTTTTAATAATTGACCGTTACTAACATCAATATCATTTGATCCAGTTGTATTATCAACCGCTAAAACAGATGGTAAACCTTGTGCAGTAGTGTAACCAGCATCATTTACTAATTCACTTACATTATCTCCAGGTTGTAAAGCACTATCGGACTTAGATTTTACATCATCTAAATCAATAGCAGCAGTAACAGTAATTAAATCTGTTTTGTTTTCAATTCCTTTTACCCTACTTGCTAATTCATCTAAAGCATCTTGAACATTTGCAGGAGTACTATCCCAGTCCGAAGGAACTGTTAATGTATAATCTATTCCACTTGCAAAACTAGAACCACCAACAACAATTAAGGTATTAGTATCATTATAAGCCTTAAATAATTCATCTGAACTATCTACAAAGTAATCAAACCTTCCTAGTGTTGCACTTGCTAGGGCTTGTGCTTGTGTTATTGCTATTTGACTTAAAATACTCATAAACCTATCTTTATTAATCCATCGCTTTTAATATAACCATCATTCTTTAAAACTCCACTATGAATAACTAATCTAGCCCCGTTTTCAATTGTAAAGTTAGCACCATTATCTATAATAAAATCACAAGCAATAAAATATTCAAAACAATCTTGTACAGTTATATTATCTCCATTCTTTAAATGGTATTTAATACCGTTTGAATTACCCCCTCCACCACTTGAACTAATCTCTAAAGTGCAATCATCCAACTTAGTAATAGTAATATTGTTACCAGCCTTTAGAATACTCTCTAAATCACAAGCATCAATAGTATCAAAATCATAAGTTTTCATGTGTAATCTTTATAACTTAAAATTACGCTAATTGTTCCAGTTGTGTTGCCGTTTGGCTCAATTCTTATTCTAAACCAGTTAGCCAAAAATTGTTTGCTTCTTATCTTTACTTCACTTTCTGTAATCTCAAAAGTTCCATTACCATCACATTTAAAAGGTAAAACACTCCATTCAGTTGGTTCTGGTAAACATTTACCACCATTAAAGCCTTCTTCAATAAATAAATTAGGTATTCCATCCAAACCAGTACTACTAATCCTTAAAACCCATTCTGTATGCCTTTCTAAATTCTTTGCATCGCTAATTTGTTGGATACTTCCATCAATATTTTCAAACAATGTAAAGTTTCTCATATTCCAGAAGTATATTCAAATGGTTGCATATTTTCTTCTGGATATTCTAATTCATTTTCATTAATATACCATTGAATAGCACAAGCGTTCTTAACGCCTTGATTGTAAACCTGGACAATGTTACCCATAAACTTTGCATTAACTCCTAATTCAACGCTATTTGTAACCGTACCACTAGCACTATTTATTACTTGGTTCTCTCTAACATAATGAAAGTAAATAAACTGAACTAACATCTCTCTAATGCCTTCTGAATAATATAAATAACTATGTTCATCTATACTAAAAGGATTAAATACATTTAAGAATTTTGTAGTTTGTGGAACTTGCGGATCAGTTGCAGTTAAATCAGATATTAAAAGAGTGTACAATTCAGCACCTAACAACCTAACTAAATAATAATGTTCATACTTTTCAATATAAAAATCTAATTGGTCATAACACGTTTTAGAAATGTTATATTCTCCTTTGAAATCTGTTTTAACAACTATACTCATTACTTAAGTTTTGCAGCCCCTTTATTAATCAAAATAATAGCCATTTCTTTAGTTACATTGTATTCCTTATCCTTTTGAAGGTGTTTACCATCTAAAGCAATAATATCTACTTTATCAGCTAATTTAGAAAGGTCTACTTTCTTTTTTGCTGGTTTCTTTTTTACTTCTTTGTTTTTTAGTTCTTTTTTTTCCATAGTATTGGCTTTTACCCATAAAACCTCCCTACTTTCATAGGGAGGTCTTAACTAGGATATTAGTATATTAAGGTGTTTCTAATGCAGCTTTATCAGTTGCAAAATCTCCTTTAATAAATGCAGTTCTATCATTGTTTTTAACAATACATAAACCTCTCCATTCTGCTAATACAGTAACTAAGTTTCTTGTGAAATCATCAGAGTCACGTCCAACTTCAATTCTTAAATCTCCTTTGTCATAAACCGTAGCTAAGTCAAAGTTTCCAATTAAGTATTCTCCATCTGGAATTAAAGTAGTTGGAACTAATGTGACACCGTCTAAAGATAATTGACCAGCAACTATTGCTAATCTATCAATATAACGTCTATCAGTTTCAGAAGTTTTAATCAATTTAAGTTCTGTAATAGTGTTAGGGTGTACCATTGCAAAGTTTGCCATTCCTTGTTCAGCAACTTGTATTTGATTCATTGCAACAGTTAGAACATCAGCAGAGTTTGCATTATCAACAGTTCCAGCAAATACACCAGCAGCAAAAGCAGTAGCAACAGTAGAAATACCGTTTAAGTTTGTTCCAGTACCATCACCACCGTAAACTTGTGATTCAACGTCTTTCAACAACTCTCTTACTAATTCATTTCTGATTTCAGATTCCATGTAAGAAACATCATCTAACATTTCTTCAGAAACTTTAATAAATGCAGTTCTTTTCTTAACTGTTTCAGAGTTAACAACTAAATCAAAATCTAATTGGTTCTTGATAGCACCTTCAGCAGTTCCACCAGCAGCACCATCTTTATTTGCTTGGTAAACCCATGAAATAACATTAGATTCAGCCGTACCTCTTTGTACAACATCTAATAATCTAATTTGTCTTGATGCGATAGGATTTAAACCTTCCAATCTTTGTTCTACTGGTACATTACCTCCAGATACGTTTGTAGAAAGTAACATAGTACCAGCAGCTTTAAAGCTAATTGATACGTTTTTGTTTCCTTTCATTTTAACTAATTCTTCTTTGTTAAGGTCTAAACCTTTTCTAACAGAATTAACAACTCCAGCACCATCAACTTTTTCTTGTTCAGAAAGTTTTTTGATCATTAGACCATGTTGCTTCAAAGTTTCATTTAATGCCTTTGCTTGTGCAATTTGATTTTCAGTAATTTCTTTTCTTAAAGACTTAATTACTTCTGCATTATCTTCTTGACCTTTTTCAACTAATTCAGTTAAAAGAGTTGCGTTTTTTTCGTTATACTCATTGTATAATCCAGCCATTTCTTCTGCTGATTTAGCAGTAAATTGCTCTTTATTTATTCCTTTTTCAGTAAGGAAACTTTCAAATTTGTTCATTTCTTTAGTTTTAAATTATTTTAATAAGTTTAAATAAAATTCTTTGTTGTCATTCGACTTAGGCTCTGGAGTTACTTTCGCAGGCTCTTTTGTTCTAAGTGAATTAATAACATCATTATATTTAGTTTGGCATACTCTCAAATTCATTTCAATTGCTTCTAACCTTTCATCTGTTCCCTTTCCGTTCTTTAAAGCATTGGTTAATCCGTTCATTTTCTTGTTTAACTTCTGCAAATAGTCCTCGCTATTTCCTTTTGATACGCTAAATAAAGGAGTTTCACTATTAGCACCAAATGTTACTGCTGATCCTTCCCACAAAATAACCTCTTTTAATATTTGCGTTCCATCTTGTCTTACTTCAATCTTATCATTTATAGTTTGAAAACCTATACTATGTTCAGTAATAATACCATCTTGATAATCTAAAAAAGCATCATTGCCCTTTGTTGAACGTGCCAATTCTCCATAAGCAATTAAATAATCTGGAGTTTCTTCCAGCTGTTTAAAAACCCCTATTTGGTGTTCAAAGTCATGATACCTTAAAAACTTAATCTTTCTATTGCTTTGGCTTTCTGGACCTCTTTCCTGAATAGATTTAGTAAATGCCCCTTTTACAATAATATCTCCATCACTATCAACATTATTAAACTTTGATAAAGCAATTTTAACACGTCTACCAGCAGGATCAATATCCTTTACTTGTAAATCTATATTTTTGGTTTTAAATAGGTTCATTTGTTTGGGCTTTTAAAGAGTTAATAATTTCATCACTCACTTTATAATTTTCTTTGATCATTAAAATTTTACTTTCGTTATCAATTGGCATATTTAATACCACATTGATTCCATCCATAACAATCTTATCTTTTTCTGCTTCTTGTTTTTTGTCTTTTTGTAAGGCTTCAACATAACTAAAATCTTTTCTCATTCGATAGTTACCATCTGGATAATGATTCTTTACAATGTAGTTATTATGCTTTGCTGCAATCTTATCTGCTAATGGCATAATTGCATTAGTATAAAGTGATTTTTCAGCTTCTAACCTATTATTAAAGGTCTTATTTGCTGGATCATTAAACAAAGAACTATCTAATCCAAATACATTACACATGGCACGCAAAGAAATAACGCCTTGTTCTATAAGCTGCAAATCAGTTGCACTCATAGCCATTGGAATATACTTTAAATCTTTGTTAGTTACAACAACACCTCCATATTTATCAGTTCCAGAAATACGCTTATTATGTGCTCCTTGCATCATTGTAGCTTCTTCTGCACTCATTGGTCTATTGGATTGATCGGTAATCATTCCAGCCATACCCCTATTCTGGAATAAGTGAGCAGCAGCATCCCATCTATCATTACCTACTTGAACTACATTAGCAGCAACTTGAAAAACAGATAAGCCGTTATAACTATCTTCAATACTTTGATAAGATGGATTAAAAAACCTTAAATGCTCAATTTCTTCATTCGTATAAGTTCGTTTAGTCTTACCAATATCAAATTGGTATTTTAAATTAGGTAAAAAGAAATCTTGATTGGTTTGTATTTCTACATGGTTACTTGGTAATACATCTAATTCAGCTATTTTGCCGTTTAATGTTTCTCCATAAAGATAAGAATTACCATTACATAAAAGATATGTTAACAGCATTTCGTCAATGTCTGCAAATGTATATCCTTTATTTTGGTTTGGGTTTTCTAATAGTTCATGAATTGTTGTGTCCTCTACCTTTTCCCATTCTCCATCAATTTGCCTTTCAACAATCCAATTACAAGCGGTAAAGACTTTTACAATCTTGTTTACAACTGCATAAGCATCAACATTCCTTTCGTAGGATTGTTCAATTAGATTATCTTGCCTTGCATTGTACTTATCGAATAAACGTATTAAGTCATTACGTTTATCGAGTTTAAACACTCTTTGTAATAAATTCATTTAGTTAAATTAGGGTCGAACTTAAACGACAATTAATTTATTTAACAAAAATAATCAATATTTATTTAATAATTGAAATTTTTTTTTATACAAAGTATGCTTTGCTTTCTCCACTTATTTCATCATAAGCATATCTTGCTGCATCAATAGCATGGTTATGGTCATCTACTGGCTTATTCACTTTGTCGTGCCATCGGTAATTACTCAATTCTTTTTTAATGTTTGGAGAATCAATATCTATTACAATTGTATAATCTTGCATTTGGGTAATTCCGTTCATAATTGAATCCCTACCTTTGATACAAGGGTAAACCCTATGCCCTAGTTCTTGTAGTTCTGCTATTAAACGCGGTTCTGCATTGTCTGCTATTACCGTATCTTCTGGATTTATTTGTTCAGTTAACATATCGCTAATCTGTTTAGTACTCATTCCTTTTGAATAGCAATATTCTTTTAAATATAAGTTCTTTTTGTCTTTAGCAACTTTTACTAATGTAGTTGGATCATTCACATAACCAAAATCCATTCCATAAACATACGGTAAACTATCATCAAACTTTCCTATTTCCCAGTTCTCAAATATAACCCCTACTGGTTTTGTACGTTCTCCTGTACCATAAATAGCCCACCAATAAGAATTATTCTTTTTACTTTCAATATCTCTTATTTGGTCTGGTGTTAAATATGGATTGTCTTTGTATGTTGTAATTAATGGAGGGTATTGTTCTATGTATTTATCTAGCCAATGTTCAGTTGGCATTGCTGGATTGTAGTCCATTATAATCTTATACCTTGTACGTGGGAATAGTTGGTCTATTGTTTCTTCATCTAATTGATTACTTTCATTTATCCATAGAAAGTCCCTAGCCCTACCATGTATTTTTGCAGGATCATCAGCCCCATAATAATTAATTAAGTTACCGTTTAGGTTATAAATGTGATCCGTTTTGTTGTGGTTTGATGGATGGTATAAATTATGATTAACTAAAACTTGTTTAAAGTCCTTCCATACAGTAGATTTAAGAGCGGTAAAAGTATCTCTTACAATATCTATTTCTAAGCCGCTGTAATTCTCACACAACCACACAAAGAAGTAAATAGTACTAAATGTTTTGCCCGAACGTGTACCACCTTGTAAAAGTGTTATTCTTTGCTCTGGTACTTTCTTTTTTAGATATGTAAAGTTTGGGTTTGCTTTATTCATCTAACCATTCTGGGAAGTTCTTATTAACGTCCATTTTAATATCCTTAGTTTCCTTTGGTTTTCCTATGTAGTATTCAAACAATAGTTTTAAATGTGGGAAACTATCCTTACTTTCTTTTGCTAGGTTTTCGTAGTACTTTTCAAGGCTTCCGTAGACTTTTATAATTGCACTTTCGCACATTCTTTTAACCTTTTCTTCATCTTCTTTTGATGGCCTACCAGCTTTACCTTTGGTACTATGTCCTCCGTTGTTTTTTCTTTTATCCATAATTAATAAAATATTAATTAATTAATAAAATTACTTAAAATTATACAACTAATAAAAACTGCTAAATAACTCCCTATTAAAATTGCTGCTATTGCTATTAATTTTAGTTTGTTCATAGTTTATTTATTCAATACCTATTTAAGGGCGTTTCTTTCTTCTAACATAGCCCCTATAATTTCAGAGTATTTATTTTTTCTACATCTGTTTTCATCTTTTGATAATAAATTTTCCAAATGAAATATTTTATCATCAATTAGGCTAATACGTTTTTTTATTTCTTTATCTGTTTTCATTCTTTTATAAAGTCTTTAGTTTGAAAATCTACATTACCTGAATATTGTGTTACTCGTAGTATTGTATCATTTATTAGAAATCCTTTCCAGCTTTTACCAGCAACATTAGAATAAGTATCAAAGTAGTTGCTATCTAATTTAGTTGGTTGTAATGTAATTGGTTGTATGTATGATCCGTTTGATAGGTATGAATTTAGGCTTAAATTTACCAAGCTATCTACTTGACCAGATAACATTATTGTTTGTAGTCTTGTTATTCCAGTTATTTCATCTACTACCCAATCATAGCAATTATAATTCCCTTCAAAGTTAGGTATATTTGCTAATGGGTTTATAGTTGCCGCTATTGGTGTTGTTGTTTGTGTTGTTTGCGGTGTTGGTAAATCATCTTGCGAAGTACAAGAGAAGTTGATTAATGCTAGTATTAATATTAGTTTTTTCATTTTATTTAGTTTTAGTTTTTTTAAAATTAGTTAAAATTTGATTAACATATTACTCATTTCGTTGCACTTCATTCCGTCATACGTACTATAACAGCCATGATATTGCATTAAAACGCAACATCCTTTGGTGTTGTAGTGCATTAGCCACCCCACACAATTTTACTT